ATCTGTTCGGGATTGCATCTGATAAGAGTATTGATGGTTGTAAAGCTTATTTCTGTGCCAAAAGTAACCAAAACATTTCTGTAGCCAGAATTAAAAAGCGAAAGCATGTTTCCGATACTTTCAACTAAGAATATTCTTTTACTATTTAGAAGTTCAGCTTTGTTATAATTGAAAGGGTAGTTCCATTTAGATGTTTTTCCGATGTGCTTCCACTTTTGTCTTGCGCCATTAGAATCATCGTTAATCAAATCCCTACCTGTAACACCTATAAGCTTTTTGTTTTTGTCAAAAATGGGGAATACATATCTGTATTTCATTTGCCCACTTTTTACTGTACCGCCCTCAAATATTTCTATAATATCTTTGTTAATTCCTCTATCTATCCAGTAGGTATGGTCTTTTTCTAAATCATTTAAAAAACCGACAGTAAGAGTTTTGTATTCTCTTTGTGGGGCTTCAAATATTTGTACAGTTTTATCTTTAGGATCATAACTGTATTTTTCTTTTAACCAAGACTTTGCATTTTCTATTGAGCAGTCCAAACAAATTGAAACTAGTTTTTCTATCGGGCCTTGAATACCGTCGCCACGACGGCCAAAGTCTACAAAATGGCCAGTTTTTTTGTTTATAGACAGGATACTACTATTACCCGAATCCCTGTAGATGGGTTTAGTTCTGTAATAATTTGCATGGTCTGATATATTAGAAAAACCAAGCTCTATTAAAATGTCTTTAACATCAATCAAATTGCGTCGTTATCTTCGTGCTCTTCATTTACGTTATTGTTTTGGCTAACGCCATTTAATTCATCAACGATATCTTGCGTTTCTCCTAGGTCAATAAAACTAAAATTTCGGAAACCCAAATTTATTTGGTGTCTATGCTGTATATCCCCGTCTGTAGTTGTTCTAGATATTCTGTTATTTAAGAATCTGACGCCATCGGGTGTGGCTTGTCGGAGCTTAGTAGTCACCATTTTGAATACACCGTATGGCCTTGGGTTGTCCATAAGTTCCTCGTGACTGACACCTTGGTTGTCTAAATCAATTTCAAGCTGGTGCTTTCTTTCTAAAAACCATAATTGACTTACACCATTTTTTACTGCGAAAGACCCCGCCAAAGCTCCATCATCGATGAAAGTAGCTTCTTTGATAGACCTTGGCTCCCTGTTGCCCTCTCTGTTGGTTTGTAACGCTGTTAGGAGTGCTGCATCAAGCCTATTGGCTATAGATTCTTTCAAAGCAAAAACCTTATCCCTTAAAACTTGGTGCTCTTGATTTGCTTGGCTTATTTTTTCTCCAGTGATTTTCAAATAGTCATATATGATAACACATTTGTTTCCAGAACCTACGTTTTTGTGATGCCAATTTAAGCATATGGAAGTTACTTCATCCGTGCTTTTACCTTCCACCATTATGTGGTAAAATGGGACATCTTTATTTTCTTGAAGCTTGTGTCTATTGTTTAGGTAGTATTGATTTTGTTTTGCATTCTTTCGAACATAATTCATGTCTTCCAAATGAAAAGCGTCCATATTTAGAACTTGAGATGCATAACGACTGAGCATTTCGTCGTCAGTCATTTCTGTATTGATATACAATACTGGGACACCTGTTTTTGCGATTTCAAGGCCCATAGAGCCAAGAAAAGCTGTTTTACCTACTCCACTACCCGCTACAAAACAACTAACGCTTCCCGGTCTAAATCCACCGTTACATTTCTGAAGTGTTGGGTATGGAGCTTTAACTATTCCAGTTTCATCTGGTGCATTGTACCTTTCGTTTAGTCGGTCTTCTGCCTCCCGTGTTAAATGTGTTGGTTCGCTTTCTTCATCTATCCAGCTAGAGATAGTACCTTCAATTTGCTCTCTACAGTGCGATGCTAATTCAGAAGGTTTTAAGTCGAGAGTTTCTGATGTAAGAAGGCTTTTAATTAAAGATTCAGAATCATTATATAAATTTCTTCTTAGTGTTTTTTCTGACAATATTCTTAAAGCTTGCTTAAAAGCGTGACCTTTGACATCACTTAGATACAATGCTTCTACGTAATCATCTACACCCCCATTAAAGCTAACCCCAGAATCTTTTAATTTTTGACAAACAGAAAGTTCTGTGACCTCGTTTTTGGATTCAAAAATAGCACCAATTGATTCAAATATTTTCCTATTGTTATAGCTTGTGAAATCTTTTGTCGTTATTATCCCCTTAATACCTAGATAGCTTTTGGGGTAATTTAATAAATGTGAAATTACGTGGTTTTCTGATTGTACTGACTTTAATTGTTCTTTTACCTCATTCATGCTATGTATATACCAAATTCCTCTTTTAAATAATCAATGCTTAAATTTTTAACGTCTTTTTCTTCGAGTTCGAGTAGCTCAAATCCATTTTTTTCTAGCCACTCAGCTTTATTTACATCCCTACTTATTGACTTGTAGTAGTCAAGGCGAGAACCATGAAAAAATTTCACGAATTCGGAATGCTGCTTACCGTTAACCTCTATAGCTATTTTTTTTGTAGCATTAAGAAAGTCAACACTCATCCTTGTGCCATAAACTGGAAACTCTTCAAAAACAATGTGGTTCTTCCAGTATGGCTGTAAAAAGTTTTTAACTTTTAACTGTAATTTGGATCGGCTCTTGCCTTTCCATTTTATTCTTTTTTTACCGACACTTTTATAAACGAGTTTACCATTTACGTTATAAAGCCTCATGTATATAAGTTTTGCAAAATAGTTTTGAACTTATTAAAAAGATAACCCACCACTTTAGGATTCTCTTCCAGAAATTTTAACAGGCTATCTTCGCCCTGAAATTTTTCTTCGACAGTGTAACCCTTTTCACTAAGTTCGTCAAGTAGTGACTTGTCTAAAGATATCCAAGCACCAGCTTTAGAAAGCATTCCCCAAGAACCGAGTTGGGAGATGATTTCTTTTTCAAGCCAAACTCCACCTTTTTCGACTCCATATCTTATAGGGTATTCTATATTTCTGCCGACATTTTCTGTCATGCTTTTTCTAAAAGCAACTTTGCAAGTGTGACCTAGGGCTTCGTCGGAACCTTTTTTGAAGAACTTCGAATTTTTATAATGATTTGGTTGGAATTCTAATATCCAGTTAGCATAATGCTGTATAGCATTTCCACCAGAATTGCTAGATAATTTTGGGTCTTCTTTTGCGTATGGATTTAAGCTTACCTTACTTCTAACCTGACAGATACAAAGCATGATATGTCCATTATGACCCATTCTGAGAGCCATTTTTTTACAAAAAGTAGACGTTAATAAAGCATTACCTGCAACTTTATCAGATTCATCTAGAGGCTTGTCTGTGTCATCTCTACGAATTAAAGCGTCCATGCTATCTATAATAAACATAAAACGCATATTATCTGGGTTATCATCAACACATTTTTTCACCAAAGCCCCAACTTCTTCAAAGATATTACCGGGATATAAAATCCATTTATTTGGTGATTGGTCAACTCCTGCTGTTTTTAATATCCTGTCAGAAAGACGACCTTCTGATTTTATATAAACGACACAGGAATTTTCTACTTGTTTTTGAAAGTTGGCAGCAAAGGTTAAAGCGCAAGATGTTTTTCCGCCACCAGCAACGCCGCTAAAAGTGGCAATACCGGGGCACATTCCACCGCCCATAGCTAAATCCAAATTAAGACTCCCACTAGAGACGCTGTAATCTACAGCTTCACTAAAAACATAATGGGAATCTTTTGTTTTTTTGAGGTGCTCAAAAATTCCGTCTAAGGTTGCGCCTGATGACTCTGTATTCTTTTTCGTTCTCGGTGACATATCTTTTATCCAAATAAATCAAATTTATTTTGTTTTTTATTTTTTATTTGTAAATCTTCGCCAATTTTTTCTTCTTCAAGTTTTACATTTGAACTTTGGCTTTTATTGTGTTTTTCTTCAACAGCTTTATTTTTTACCATTGACCCATGACCGTCTAAATGGGCAAGTCCAAGGGGGGTTTTGTAATAAGTAAGACTAAACACGCCTTCTTTTGGGAAAAGTTTGTCCCAAAAATCAACATCTGGATATTGTAAAAATAAGTCTTGGGCGACTTTAATTTGCTGGCCCCAATTGATACCCCTGCTTTTATCTGTAACAAATTTACCTACAATAAACTTATGAATTTGATGCTTGTTCATTCAAGTCAAACTTTACCATTCGTTGCACCAATTTGTCAAACGATATTTTTGGTTGCCAGCCTAATTCTTTTTTAATAGGGGTGCAATCACCAAGCAAAAGCTCCACTTCTGCTGGTCTAAAAAATTTGGGATTTATTTTTACTAAGGTTATTTTTTTTCTTTTGACTTTTGTAACGAATTCTTCCTCTAAGCCTTCACCTATCCATTCTCCAGTAATTTCTGCATAAGAAAATGCCTTTTCAACAAACTCACGTATAGAGTGGGTTTCTCCGCTGGAAAGAATGTAATCTTTAATAAGGGGAATGGCCGATTCTCTAGCTATCCCCTCTATATCAGACCCGCCTAAAGCAACGCCATGATTTTTGTAGTTTTCCCAAAGGTCTTCAAAAGCTTTGTTAAATTCATCTCTTCTTTCCGAATCCTCTTGGTTGAGCATTAGCCATACCCCCCTAACAAAATCTTCGCTGTCACTCCAATCTCTTTTCGCATCCAAGTTACCAAGCTCCATAGGAGTTATTTTTAATTCTGGATCGGATAGCTGTCTCTTT